AATACCAATATTTTGAGTGTCTTCATCATCATCATTGTCTGCATCATTGTCTTCATCATTGTCTTCATCATTGTCTTCATCATTGTCTTCATCATTGTCTTCATCATTGTCTTCATCATTGTCTTCATCATTGTCTTCATCATTGTCTAAGTCTTCAACTTCACCGCCTTTTATTTTCTTAGGTTTATCAGGCTTATCAATTTTTTTAGTTTTTTTAACGTTTTTTTTGCTGACATAAGACATAAATTCTTTATATAACTCTTCGCTTTTTTCAGTATCTTCAAAATAAATAGTATCATCGTCATTATCATCATTATCTGAAAAATGTTCAATACTATTAAGATTATTATGTTCAATAGTATTAATGGTGTTATATTTCATATCTAAACTCATAGTATTTAATTCTTGTGATAATAATTTGAAAGTGTAAGGTATATCAACCTTTGCCATATTAAGTGTTGGTTTGGTGATAGGTGTTCCTTCGTGTTCATCGATAAGCATTGAAAATTTATCTGAACGTTCCATATAAGATTCTTTAATAAATGAAGATACACCGTGTCCTAATAATACATCACGTTCCATTTCACCTAAACGCAGACCACCACTTTTACGTCTTCCGTGGGTTGGTTGTCTGGTCAAGAATTCTTTAGGAGCGAAAGCACCGTGTCCTCTAGCGTTAATTTTATCAGAAACCATATGTTTAAGGCGAAAATAATAAACGGGACCAATAAAAATCTCGCTTTTAATTTGTGTTCCGGTTAGCCCATTATACATTATTTCAGTTCCATTTCTTTCAAATCCAGACCGCACTAAATCGTCTTGCATTTTCTCACGATCAAATGGAACAAATACAGTTCCATCACCTTGAACACCTTTAAGACAACATACTTTAGCATATACACTTTCAACAACGTGTCCTATTGTCATACGTGAAGGAAATGCGTGAGCATTCATAATTATATCTGGTCTTAATCCATCTTTTGTATAAGGCATATCTTCTTCATCAAATATGCGACCTATAACACCTTTTTGTCCGTGTCTACTAGAATGTTTATCACCAATTTCGGGTTGTTTAATTTTTAAGAATCGCACTTTACATATTTTATCTTTATTTTTTAAAGTTCTACTGGAAACATATACATCATCAATAATACCGTAAGCGGATATGTCTGTCATAACAGATATATCAACATATTCTTTTTCAGTTACTGCTCTATCAAACATTCCTTTTTTTTCAGTTTTGATAACTGTTCTTTCAAGGATAGCACCTATAACAATAACATCCATATTAGGTGGAATGTGTATTCCTTTTTTAATAAAACCATTTTCATCTAAATAAGAATAATTTGCTTTTTTCTTAAAACCTTTTACATTAATACCTTTATTAACTAGATCTTTAGGATTACAGAAATATTCTTTTTCATTAACATCTTTATTTGAAATACTTAACGAAACAGATTTAAAAGAACTAATTTCTTCAAAACTTCTTTCAATAGTTCCACGATTGATCATTAAACTATCTTCTTGATTAAAACCGGAATAAGACATAACAGCTACAATAATATTAGTGCCGTTTGGCATATTTTCACTTTGTGTTAAATTAGATGGTTTTGTAGTAATGATCGGTTTTTGTGAGTAATGTAATAAATAACCTGCAGTATCAAAACGATCTTTAAAGTTAGTTGCATAAACACCAATTGCCTGTTTGGATTGAGAAGCGTGGAAAATATTACGTGCAGCAAAACTATGATTACACATTGGTATATTAACACTAACAACGCTTAACATTGTAGAAGGATGTATTTCACAATGTGTATGTTGGTTATTAATTGCAGTTTCATTCATAGCAATATATGAAATATCGGTTTCTTCGATATCAATATATTCTATAACACCGCAGTGTTTTTCCATTGCTTCAATTGTTTCAAGTAGATCTTTATTTTTATCTTTAAAAGGTGATTTATAACCATTTTTGGTATAAATATTTTCAGTGTAATCGTTATCTGTATGATAAGTTCCTAATAGTAGATTAAACCAGTTATCGTCTTTTTTACAATTATGAATCTTTGATTTTTTAACAATAAGTAGTGGTCGCATTGCTCTACCTGGTTCTGTTAAAATACGTATTTCATTATTAAGACGATCTAAAATGATACCAGTTAAAATATTAAAAGATCCTGTTTTTTTGCAAGCTTTTAAAAATCTATTTAAAATAATTGGTTTATGTGTTGTGCCTACTAAAGTTCCATTTATAAATAGCAAAGTTGTTTTAACTTTATTTAAAATCTTTGCACTACAATTTTCTAAATCTATAAAAACAGTACTATCAATTAAACATTTTAGTATATCATCTTGACTAGTTCCTGCAGTAATTTTCGCAAGTAATGCAAGATTCTTTAAATATCCTATAGAACCACCATCGGGTGTTTCATATGGACAGATAATACCAAATTGATGAATATGTAACATATGTGATTTAAATAATTTAAGACTTCTATCAATATCAATATTAACACGTCTAACGTGGGATAAATACCCTAAATAGCTAATTCTAGACAAATCTTGAACCTTACCTTCTTCGCAATCATCAGGATTAGCATCAGATAATCCCCATTTACCTTTTAAAGATTTTACAAATGTTTCGCTCATATATATTGATGGTAATATTCTACGAACATCATCGCTATTACCCATAAATTTCTTATACATTTTAATATTTATAGTATCATCGGTAGAATTAATAGCATCAATATTAATAATACTACTATAATTATATTTACTATCTATTTTATCTCTTATTGCTTTAGTAAATTTCGCATATGTAGTTTTATATAAATCTGCTAACATAGCACCACTAACATCAATACGCTTATAAAAGTAACTATCTTTGTCTGTTTCTTCTAAATAACCAAAAGTAAAATAAGCAAATTGTTTAACCATATAGCCTAAATATTTAACTTTACCATCCCAAGATTCTATATTTGGAAATAGATCTAAATTAAGAATACCATTAATAATTTCTTTGCTTTTAATATTACTTATGTTATGATCAAATATATAATCTACTAAATTGAACATTTTGTTAAATGTAGTAAATTCATTTGCACTTATTATACAAGGTCTTAAAAACTCTTCATATTTATTTTTTTGCTCTATTGTATGATCATCTGGATTACCGAATATTGTTTCATAAACATCGTAATCTGTCAGTATTCCTAAGAAATTAAATAAACAAATGATAGGAATATCAATTCCTATTTTTGCCATATTAAAGACAGTTGAACCTTGATTTTGGTATTTAATTTGTGATACAACATTAAGAACGTCAGAAAATCCGAGTTCTTTTATATATCTATTGCTTATACGATCATTATATTCTATTTTTGTTGGTTTTTTCCACATTTTCATTTCAAAACGTTTAGGATATAGAGAACCTTCGCCTTTTTCAGCTATACAAGATATATAACCCTTATGACTAAAATCATCTCCTTCATCTAACTTTTGTAAAAATAATCTATTTTTAGTTATTCTTTCTTGTGATATAACAACTTTTTCTTTTCCATCTAATATAAAATATCCTCCGTAATCATAACGACATTCTTTCATTTCACTTAAAACTTTTTTATTATTACCGTGAAGAATGCAAGCATCGCTATGAAGCATAATAGGAACAGATCCAATATACATTTTTTCAAATAAAGTATCTTTATCATCGTCAAATTTAACAGGGGTTGTAAAGTCATTTCTATCATAAAATTTAAATTTAACATCAGCATATATGTTAGTTTGATATGTTAAATTACGTAATCTTGCTTCATTAGGTGTTAATAATATGTCTTTATTATTTTCGTTAATTATAGGTCTATCAACATAGATTTTATTATTATGACCAATCTCAATTTCTAATTTAAAAATCATCTTATCATTTTGTGTTTTTATCATACTAATTGGGTTATTACTGCATATGATATTAGGTATATAAGCTCTTAGGAATTCTCTATAACTATCAAGTTGATGGCTAACTAAGGGGTATTTATGATCTTTGAAATATAAATCTAAAATATCCATTATTATTTACAAATCAAAAAGATAAAAACTTATTGTATTATTTCGTTAGTATTCCATTTACAACTTTCATATATTGTTTTTGCATTAGTATAATATTTGGAATTATTATTACTACTATATAAACGATTATTGTCTGAAATTTCATTTAATATGGTTATTTTATCGTTACATTGTTTATTTGTAAAAGGTTCTATTTCAGTGGTAATCCATTCACATTTTGCATATTTACTAGAATTTAATTGTGATGATTTGGTTGAATGGGTTGATTTGGTTGATTGATTTGATTCATTTGATTGAGATAAATAATTCCATAACCCATATTTATTAATATTATTAATATCGTTTGTATAAGAACTATTTGAAACAATAAAATTAGTTAATAATTGTATTGGATTAAAGCCATTTTCATAAACTATAATATTACCATTATCAGATATTACTAGAGACAATGGTAATTTATATTTAGTTTGTTCTGTTATTTTAATGGTAACAACAACAGCTTTATCATTATTTAACGTATTTACAGTTATTTTACAATCGGATGTTAAAGAAATAGCATATTTGCCGTTTGGAAATCGAAAAGAACTAAATTTTTTAATAATGGTATTATGTTTTTTAAGATTAATTTCACCATATTGATTAGTAAATAATGAATATGTATTATTATGTGATTTAATTTCAGTTTTTAATTCACCATTAGTAATAAATTCTTTATTTGTAAGTAATCTATTACCCCAAGGTAAATAAAATGTTATATTATTAATTAATGATTTATTAATATTAATTTGAAAAAATGGATAAATAAATTGTTGTATTCCTGGAAATATTTTATTACGTTTAGCAAGTTCTTTCATAACATCATTATTCCACATTGTATAGTGATTTTTTTTAATTTTTATAGGTTTAATAGCTAATTCAACAGCGTCTTCATCATCTTTTTTTTCAGGTGGAGGTGTTCCTTTAATACATTCAAAAATGTAGCTATTCATATGTAAAATGATATGATCATCGCATATTTCATCTGCTTGTAATAAATTAGGATCTTTATTAAGTAATTTAATATAATTGTCCCATCTATTCGCAATACCATTTTTTTTATGTGAATTTTTAAACATACAATCAATTGCTAAACAAAAAATCATTTCAAATACAATATCAGTATAATCAACATTATATTTAAATCTAAATTTATTACGTATTTTATCACCTTTTGGATTATAGCCATTTTTAGCATAATCAATTGGTCGTAAACATTTATTAGGTAAATAAACTTTAGTAAGTTTAACATTGGCTTTCATTGTGCTTTTGTCTTCACTAAAATTAGGTAATATTGCATTAATATTTTCTTCAATAGAGGAAGTAGTGCAACCATGAAAATAGCATATATTGTTTGAATCATGTTCAAAATTGCTTTCTTTATTTGCAAATTTGCGTAAAAACGTAGGAACTTTTGAATTATCAGTTGGTATAATATTATTCATAAAATTATGATTAACTAAATAATTACTAATTTCATTATGTATAAAATAATCAAACATATTAGTATGTATTTTATTTAAATTATTCATATTTGGGATTAAAATAATTAAATCTATATTACCTTTCCATACATAACGACCATATATAGTTTTATCTACAATAGATTTATTATTATTATTTTTTAATTGATTAACAATTTCAGTAAAAAACTGTTTTTTAAGATCATTATTATCGTTCTTAATTTTATCACAATACCGTGTTATATAAGATCCATTATAATCTAATATTTTAGAATAAGCAACATAAATAGGTCCTGGTATTTTACCACCAATAATGGTTTTACTAAATTGTAATAATATATTATCAATAATTTGTTCTAATTTTTGTAATTGGTCTGGAGACATAGTAAATTGATACATTTCGATATTATTACCGTGTTTTTTGGTATTATAATCTAAAGATTTTAGAATATTAGTTCGTATAGTAGAGTTATTTATTTTAGTGTTTCCAAGATTAACTGTTTTACGTATTTTGCACATATGTTTAGGTAATAAGTTTTTATCAATATCTTTGTATTCTTTAGCTGTATAATAATTACATTTAATATATTTTAATAGTTTTGTATCATTTATATCTGATATATCTTTATTATTGATTGAATTAGGATGAGTTTTAATAGTATTTGGTGTGCTTGGACCCTGACCCATTTATTATTTATAATTCATTATATCTTATATTCATTAGGTTATATACATAATCACGATATTCTTCAACAGTCATATTTTCCTGACAAGTTACTAAATCCATTACATCTGCTACAACTTCACATTTACCATCTAATAAGACTTTAGAAAAACACATTGCAGGATGTTCTCCTTTATACCAATGTAATGTAGGATCTATAGTTGCATTTTTATATTTAATAACAACCGGTAATATATCGAATTTGCCTCTAAATGCACCTGTTTTGAAAGGTGCTATATTTTTACCGGCAGGTATGGGTTCCATAGCATCAGGATAAATAACTAACATATTATCTTTAGGTTTTCTATTAGATATACGATCATAAATTAGATCAGTTACCTTTTGTCCTTTGATAGTAGAATCAAAAATAATACTATTAATCTTTTTGTTAAGTGTATACATCCCGGGGAATATTTTAGCACCTGGAATACTAGTTAATATACAAACATTAGGATTAGTCATTACGGTTATCCACATATCGAATACAGTTCTATGATTTAATACAACTATAAACTTTTTATCACCTTCATATAATTTTTGTATTTTATCTTCACCATTTATTTTTACATTACGTATATTAGCAACTTTTAAAAAATATTTAGTAGTATATTTAATCCACCAACTACCTAATCAACAATATACA